ACATCGAGGAGGGCATCGGAATCCTGCGCGAGATTTCGATGGTCGTGACAGGAAACGATCCGCGCGCTAAGACACTCGATCATCTACCAACCGAAGCAGAGGCTCAAGGGAGCGCAGAGGACGGCGATGATAATCAACCAACCAATGGAGATTCAACAATGAATTCGACCAAAGACGAACTGACTCCAGATGAGGGCGCAGCATTCAAGAGCGCACTCGCAGAAGTCGTCGACAAATTCACTGCCAACGTTCCAGAGGACGAAACAGAGCCAACCGCAGACGATGCTCCAGAAGCAGAAGCAGAAGAAGCACCAGCAGAGGCAGAAAAGACCGAAGAACAGGCAGAACAACCTAAAGACAAGGAGGAAAAAGTGGAAAACACTACCGCAGACGCGATGCCAATCATCGTTCGCGATCGCGTCGAACAGCCAATCGTAGAGCACAAAGCTGACTGGCTCCACAGCGAAGCAGGCCACAAGGCATTCGCTGATACACTCAGAAAAGCAGGTCGCCTCGGCGCATCTTTTGATGCTATGTGGCGCGAAGAAGCATCCAAGCACATGAGCTTAGATGGCATCACTGGCTTGCCAAACCCAGCACCAGTTGATCAATACTTCGTCAACGCCCTCGAAAAGAGCGATGGCATCATCAGCCACTTCCAGTGGATTTCAGCTAAGAGCTTCCGCATCCATCTCATGGAATCCGAGAGCCGCGCAGCTGGCCACAAGAAAGGCGACACCAAGCAGAACCAGGCCGTCACTGATACCGTCCGCGATCTACTCGTAAAGATGGTATACAAACGCCTCGACCTCGATGCTGTTGAATTATACGAAAACCCACAGCTTATCGACTTCCGCTCCCAGGAGCTCGTTGACGCTATCATCGCCGAAATCGAACGCGCAGCATTCATCGGCGACGGTCGCAGCGCAGGCACCCCAGACCTTCGCATGTTCGACGGCACTCGTGGCTTCTACAGCATCCTCGCAGACTGCCAGGCAGGCAACGGCTTCGCTTCCAAATACGAAGCAGCCGCAGGCTCCAACCTATACGACGGCATCGTTGGCGCAAAGGGTCAAATCAAGACCGAGGGCGCACAATACATCGTCGCCGACTCCGCACTCATCACGAGCTTGCTACAGGCTAAGGCTAACGGCCAATACTTGGTACAGCCAGGCGCACGCGTTGAGGACATCCTCGGCGTTGAGCGCGTCTACACCCCATCCTGGATGACCGGCACTGGCGAGGCCTTCCTCGTAGTCAACCGCGCCTACAAGCATGGTGGCGAACAGGGCATCCGCGTCCGCCCAGACTTCGACACGGCAACCAACACGGACATCTTGCTCGACGAAACCCCACGCTGGGGCTCCCTCGGCGAGAAGAAATCTGCTGTATTGGTCACAATCGCAGAGTAATTGACGCATAAGAGAGGAACTAAGACATGACGCAAGACGAATACAAGCTCTGGACTGGCGAGGATGCGTCCAGATATACAGAAGAAGAATGGGCTAAAGTCGTAGCCGTCGCAGAGCTACGCCTAGCGTCATTCTTGTGCCTCGAAAAACTCCCAACCGACGAGGACGGCAACCTCTATGACGACATCGCGCAACTACTCGCGAACTTCATCGCAAGCGTAATCGCCCACGAGGGAACCTCCCCAACGGTTGAGAGCAAGCACGTCCGCAATTTTACAATCAACTTCAAGTCAGGAATCGCCGCCAACGCCTTCGCTCAAATCGCCCAACAATATGGCGACATCATCGAGAGATATAGCAACTGCAATCTCGGATTCAAGGTCGAGAGCAACGCGCACTACCACTGTGGGAGGTGCAATGCTTAGCACGACGGTCTTCCAGGCGTTCCCGAACGCCATCGAGGAGTGGACAATCGCCGCCTGCAAATATTCGACCATAACAGGGAACATCATCCCAGACGCAGACGACTGGCAGAACATCCACGTCATCGTCGATGAGGGAAGCAACTCAGACCCGAACCCAAGCCCGAACGCGGCCGGAATCTCAAGCGACACGCTTCTCTACTGCCAACCGAACGAACTCCCAACAATCGACACGGCAGACCTAACCGCCAACTATGGCGTGGCCGACCCATATGGCAAGACCTACGCCATCATCGACGCAGGCATCGGCAAGAACCAAGAAACCGGCCAAATTGAGCACGTAGAGCTGAGAATCCGCCAGACAAACTACGGAGCCTCACATGGCAATAACTAGCCCCATCAACCTCAACGGCATCGTCGTCGAAACAAAGCTCGACTGGAACGACAGCGCAATCAAGAAACTCGGCGACAACGCCATGCTCGGCATGTTTAAGCTTGGCGGAGCGATGGCAGCGCAAGCAAGAAGCAACGCGCCAGTGGTCACGACCGCACTCAGAACCAGCATCCGCATCGAGGCAGAGGGCAACATCGTCTACGTTCGCGCAGGTGGCATAGTAATCAACAACAAGAAGATTGACTACGCCTACAAGCGTGAAAAAGGCCCGAACCGCAACCCAGCGACGGAGCACTACATGGAAAACGCCGAACGCGCCGTGATGAACGGCGACTGGCAGAAATACTTCAGAGAGGAGCTTAAATGATAACACTCGCAATCATGCGACAGATGGCGGCCGACAACGTGGCAGGCCTCGAAATCGACAAGGACTTCTTCTGGGAAGAACTTCCGCTATGGCGCGACGGCAGTCCAGCGCAAGGCACCTGGTGCGTCACTCGCGGAGGCTCCGCGATCAACACGCCCCACGGAATCAACCAAAAGACCACCATCGACTTCTACGTCGCAAAGAACAACAAAATGACCGCCGAAGCAATTCAGGCGGCAATCGCTACATGGATTCGCGCGAATCGCGTAATCTGCGCACTCAGCGGAGCCGTTGGCGACGATTCCTACTCGTTCCAGAACATCCGCATCACACCTGCGACCACACCGCAGAACAGCGGAGCAACCGAGAACGGGAACATTGTAAAAATGGCATCAGCCAATGTCGTCTACGACATGGGCACGAATAGCAACAACTAAGAAAGGACACAAAGATGAACATCACTCAAGTCCGCCGCGTCGTATTCCGCAAGAAGAACGGCAACGCCTGGAGCGTATTCACGATGGAAGCCGATGACCTCGGTCAAGACACCATCATGAGCGTGAACATCAGCCCACGCCTCCGCGCTCGCAACAGCGCGATGGGCACCACCGAAACCCCAATTCGTGGCACCCTCGGCGCATTTGCAGGCTCCGTGACCTTCCTCATGGACACCTATGAGAAGCTCGGCAAAGCAATCGACAACTGGACAGCATCCACCTATAACGGCCACAGCGCAACCGCAGGCCAAATCATCGGTGGCGAAGCAACTCCAGACTGCGACGACAGCTACTTCAGCGTCATCGCGCAAGGCCTATGCGACGACGGAAGCGAAGCCGACATCGAACTCACTCGCTGCCAGCCATCCGTTGACGACGACCTCGAATTCGGCACAGGCGACACCCCAACCGTCACGCTAAACTTGCACCCGATCATCTACAACGCAACGCGCCATGCCTCCGATGGCTACCCAGCATACAGCTACCGCCTCGGCGACTATGACACGACCGCAAAGAAGCGTCTAAACGCATCAACTGGCGAATACGCCTAGATTGGACGGGATGATGGCGGCCGAAAAGACAACGCTCAAGAGCATCAAAAGCTCGCCAAAGATGGCAGAGCAACACTATCGGCCGTCAGACTTTCTGAGCCAATCAGAGATGGAAGAACTCCACGAGGCGAACGCAACCAGAGGCAAAATACAGAAGCCATACGACGACATCGACGCATTCGAGGCGGAAATCCTCGCACGCTTCGGCTGGCAAGTCTATCAAGCATACCAGGACGGCGAAATAGACATCGGTCAACTCGCAAGATACATCGCAGCGGAACGCGCAAGGGATGCGCAGAAACGCTACGACCTAGAGTGCGTCATCGTGAGCTCGGTCGCAGGCGCAAACCACCCGACAAAGCACAAGAGCGCACCAAAAAGCCTCAAGAACGCGATCGACATCGTAAAGACAGAATATAAACGAGCAAAGGGGAAGCAATAATGGCCACAACAATCGGCGAAGCAACAATCAAGCTGACATTCGACAACAAAGAACTAGACAAGAGCGCAGACAAGGCACAGAGCAAGGTCAAATCCTTCCTCGGCACACTCGGCACGACCGCTAAAATCGGAGGCAAGTTCCTCGCTGGTGCATTCATAGCGGCAGGCTCGGCCGTTTCTGCACTCGGCACCGCATCCGTCAAGGCATACGCTGAAACCGAACAGCTCGTCGGCGGCGTTGAAACGCTATTCGGCGAGAGCGCAGACCAGATGCTCAAATATGCAAAGCAAGCCTA